AGGGCCTGAAGAAACACCAGCTTCTTTTGCAATACCACCACCTGCAAATTTTTTTAAAAGTTTAAGTGGTCCAGGTAATGGTGCTATATCTATTATATTTCTTATAGGTAGAGCAGACACTCTTTTTAAACCTGGGACTTCATCTATTAATTTTTGAATAGTGCTTTGTTTTTTTCCAAACTCTTTTCTTTCAGGTGTTGTCATATCTGTTTTAAAAACTTTTTCATCTCCAGATAAACCTGCAAACGTCTTAGCTTTATCTACACCTTTTAATAAAAAATTACCGTCTTCACCTACTTTAAAATATCCAAGAGTACCTTTTAATTCATTAGGCAACATTTTATTTGCTTCTTTGGATAATTTTGCTGCTTTGGCATTTTCTATTTCTAATAGCTTTTTATAATTTTTTGGTTTTTCAGTAATTAATTTTTCTTGTCGTTCAGCAATTTTTCTAATTTCTAAATCGTATCCTTCTGCAGCTCTGTTAACTGATGACTGTAAGGGTCCAGTGTTTGCAGTAGAAACTAAAAAACTTTTTAATTTAGGAGCAAAGTGTGCAAAGTTATTTATTTTATCCATGCTAATAGCAGAGCCTTGAGCTCCTTTTATAAACTCTGATTGTTTTATATTTTGTGTTGCTCTCTTATCTACTTTTACTTTTTTACCAAAATTTTTAAACTTTAATCCTTTTCTTTCTGTTTCTTTTCTAGTTAATATTTTTTCGTTTCTAAAATCTTTTCTTGTATAATCTTTATATTTTGGATCATCTATTATTTTTTGTATCTCTGTATCAGTTCTTAATGTATGTTGATTTTTACCAGTCGGATTTCTATTAAAATCTTTTGGTGTTCCGTCTTTAAATCCTGGACGCGTAAGGTACGACATCATCTGTCTGTATTCAGATATTTTCATTATTCACCTAACATGTAAGCAAGACCACCAGCTGCTTTTTTAATTGGTGGTGCAGATTTCGAAGCCTCTTCTATAAACTCTGATGCGTCGTCAATTCCTTCTTCAATATCTTTTAACTTACCTTCCATATCTGGTCTGGCAGTTAATTCCTCGTATTCATCTGGTTCAAAACCATCCTCTGTTTGTCCACCTTTTTTAAATCTCATAGATTCTTCTTTATAACCATTTGGACCCATATCAGTTTTTTTAGTTATAATCGTTTCACTAGGGTCACCATAAGCCCCTTCTTTCAACTCGTAATCTTTATATTTGTAAGTTCTTTCAACTCTTGGATCAGCAACTGAATCATCAATAACTTTACCAAATCTTCTAATCTTATCCACTAATCTAAAAAAATAAGACGGGGCTTTAGTTACAGCTTCTTTTACTGCTGGCACAGCTGTACTTGCAACTTTTGCACCTTTAAAAAATTTACCAAGAACTGGTAGTGATGCAAGACCACCCATAATTTTTAAAAACTTTCTTCTGTCCATACCATCTTTTAAGCCAACACGACCCCCTTCGTTAAATCCAAGAAGTGGTCCTAACGCTTCTCCAATGCTGAGAAGTTCAGTTGCATTGAAGGTAGATAGGATAGGATGTTTTCTATTTGCAAATATACTTTGAAAGATTCCACCATCTGGACTTAATCCCTCCATCATACTAGCTAAGAGTCCTTTTTTAAAACCAACACGTCCACCACCTGCTAAAGATTGTATACCGGTTTTTGGTAACGCTCTATCTGGCATTGGAACAGGTCGTAAAAATTTTTCGTCTTCAGGCATCGACTCTTTAATCTTATCTAAAATTTTTTTAATTTTTTCTTGTCTCTTTTTCTCTTGAATCTTCATACCTTCCATAAGCATTTTTTGTTCCTCAGTCATCTTATCAAAGTCAGGGCTTATAGAAAAACCATCTTTCTTCATTGGAAAAGATAAACCATCGCTAAAACCAATACGACCACCATCTTTTACTTGTTGAACAACACCTATTGATTTTAAATAGTCATTAAACTCTTGTGTGGTTGTAGGTTCTTGTCCTCCAAATCCAAAAGTCCCTTTATCAAAAATACCCTTATCAGGATTAGTTATTGTTTCAAAGACATCTTTAGCATCAAGTAAATTTTCTTGTAAACCAAATTTTTTCTTATCAATAAATTTTTGTTGTTTAGGGGTTAACTCTGCAAATTGATTTTTTGGTAAACTACCTATACCCTCTTCATCTAACATTGATAAATTACCTGGAAGAGATTTTTTTGCACCCCCTCTAATCGCATTAAGAAGTCCTAAGAAAGCAGCTCCTTTAGGACCAAAAAATTTTCCAAACTTTGATTTTTCTATTGCTTTATTTATTGCAAGGTTTTTTCCACCTTTAACCATTGTATCAAGTAATTGTTTTTTTGTTGTAGTATCTCTAAAATTACTTGAAGGGCTGTCATCTCTACTTGGAGATGTTGAAACTGATCGTGCTGCTGCTGAAGGTGCACTATATTCTCTACCTGAAACATCTTTACCTTCACCAGAACCTATTCTCAAACCAATACGACCACCGTCTGCTTTCTTATCTTTTTTAGAAAGATTTTTTAGTGGATCTCTAGGATTGAAAGGTTTACCTTCATCATCAAATTTCATTTTAACTACCGTGTCATCAAAGTCAGGATCTTTTGGTGATACAGATTTTTTAGGTCTATAAATATTATCTATTTGAGATTTCATAAGTTCGGTTAACTCACCAAACTCTCTTTTTGCAAAATCTAAAACTTGTTCTCTCTTCATGCCCATGCCGGCAAGGTTACGTGCTGCGTTTAAAAAAACTAAAAATGGACTCATTAATAATAAACTCTAGTTGGTTTTTCTGCCTTTTCATCTACGTAATCTTCAGGATGGTCGATCAGACCTCCCTGTCTGAATCGCATAATCGCTTGTGTCGTAGAATCCACAAGGTCATCATGATCGCCATATGGAAACGCC